CGACGGCTGCTATTGAACCGTCGGTGCAGCGTTTTGCACGACGTTGCACTTGATGTTCTGCCACTGACCTTCACCGAAGGTGGTGTCGTTCTGTGCACCCAGGTTGATGGAGAAGATTCCATCCTGCCCGAAAATGTAAGTTCTCAAAGCAGTCAGCCCAGTCACGCCTTGGTAGTTCACGGTCTGCGTGACGAGGTTCGTCTGGAAGAACCGAACACCTGTGGAAGGCAGTTCAACGGTGTCTTCGAGATCGGTGCTGATCAGGTCGTCCATCCGCATCATACCCTTGTCGGTATGCTTCAGGATGTCGATGGGGGAATCGTTCGAGTTGTCAGCCAACACGTCGCCCAGGGCGAACGGATGGATGACGCCAACGAACATATCCTTGGCGAACGGTTTCACACTGCGTCCAGCCAGAGACTGAACGGCGTTTCTGATTTGACTCAGAGACAGAGCAGTGAAGCTCGCTGTGGAGTTCGCGGCCAGCTCGACCAGCACGCTGGAGTCGATGCTGTTCGCACCGTCTGCAGACGCACGGACCAGAGCCGACAGGGACTCGCCCAACTGATACGACAATTCCTTGGCCACGTTCTCGACGGTGTTGTCAATGGCGGTAGCCAGAGACAGCGAAGAGAAGTTAGCGTAATCGGCATATTCACCGATGGTCGCCGTGGTGTTCAGAACGTTGACGCTCAGGGAGCTGCCCACGGTTCCTTCAGTCGTCTGAGTGGTCAGAGCGGCCAGCGGAACATACATGAACATCTCGTATTGGTTACCCGAGTTCTTCGGGAGATCCAAACGCTGCGAGCAACGGACGAACGGAGTCTGTGCTTTCAAATTCTCACGGAACCGTTTGTCATAATACTTCACGGTGCTTTGGGGCAGGTTGGAAAGCTGGTTTCCAGATGGAGAGAAACTCATAACTGATTACCTTCTTAGTTATGCGAGTTGACGCTGTCTGGCGAGGCGACGTTGATCAGCCTGCTGTTGTAGCAGATCGACCGTCTTCGCAAAATTCGGATCACTTAGAATCCGTTTCTTGTACTCGTCGGGTGACATTTTGTCAACTTCGGCCAGGGTCAAAGATTGTCCACTCGCGGGTGCTGCTCCGCTGGATGAAGACACACGGTCATTCAATCCTGAGGGTGTTTGACGTCTGGCGTTTTGTGCCGACTGTTCCTCGCCAGTAATCCGACTGGGAGTTGCAGTGGGAACCTGCGTATTCGGTTCCGATTTCACTGATGCTGCTACCACTGCGGAAGCAGGGGCAACAACACTAGCCTGTGACGGTTGGACAACCGTAGCGGGAATCTGCAATGCGGCAGTTCTCGCAAAGGCGATTTCAAAATTGTCGGTGGTTGGTTCGAGATTCCTCTCGCCCATCCACTTAGTAAGGGCCATGCGATTCGCCTCAATGTTATTGAAGCCGTCGCCTACCCTGTCAAGGAATTCGTCGAAACTGCGGACAACCTGATTCTCAAAGAGCATTTGCTGGCTCTTGTTCAAGGTCTCCGTCAGTACCTCGGGCTTTGCCCCGAACGTAGCCTCGGCAAATCTGACCTTAGCGTCTTCGAACTTCTCGGGGTCATTCAAATCTTGTGTCAACTGGAACCGTTCATCGACAGTCAGTTGCTTCGGCTTGAAACTGCCAAAATTCGTGGGCAGCCGAGGGGCCGATTGGGGAACATCTTCCTCGGGCGTGAGTCCCAAACGGGCGTCCCGAGAAAGTTTCCGCATCTGACGCAGAATCGAGTTATTCTGTTCGGTGAACTTCTGAATCATCTCCTCATTCGTCTTATAGATGATGACTTGCTTTCCGCCAAGCGGTCTGCCGGTCTCGTCAGTCGGCTGCCACTCGTATCGCTGTTCAGCCAGAACTGCGAGAGGAACAGCCGGGGGAACAATGGCTTCGACCGCCGGGGTGTCAAGCACCACACCATCGGGAGTCACCGTCTGCACTTCCGTGCGAGGAACTCGCTGCATCCCCGTCTCAGGGTCGATGTCAGGTTGAACGGGTCTCCCTAGCGGGTCTCGCGGGAGTGTGCCCTCAGGATTCAGGACATCCACTACGGGAGCGGTCACCTGATTCACGAAGTTAACGAACTCGGGGTCATTCATCTTTGCGGCGTATTCACTCGCCGACATCTTGTCGATCTGTGCAAACGTGTAAGTGCTCATAGTTTCCTCCTCCTTAAAATAGCTCTTGTCCGTCAAACTCTGGCGGGTAGTACGGTCGTTCTGGATCTTGAATCGTGCCAATCGTAGATGACTCGCTATTGGCGAGCGTAATCTCTTCTTTGATTCGTTGCAAAAATCCTGCGTAAAACATTCCAGCAGCTTTCGCAAGACTGTGATTAGATAACACTTCCTGTGGATTGGAAGCATCGGTATTAATCAACTTCTGGTTGAGGAGACGCAACTCATCCTCACAAATTCTTTGCAGGATAACAAATCCTTCCGTGTGGATGTACCCTGCGATAACGAGGCGTTGACGTTGGTCTAAAACCGTCAGGGGTTTCAATCCCTCTTTGGCGAGATCAAATGTTTCCTCCATATCTCCTCCTAGAAATTTTGCGGTCACCCCCTCACGGGCCCGTGACCGACGGGGTCAGATTATAGGACTGACTCCTACATGTGTGGCGGGAAACCGCCGCCCGCGACTGATCCCCAATAGCGGGGCCCGCTCTATCTACCTGAGCGTACACACAAACCTTTATTCAACTGTGGGCATCATCCCTTCCAAACCTTGTTGCGAGGGTGTCCCCTCAACCGTCTCCGACATACCGCTGGCCTTTGCAGCCTCACGGGTGATATCCCGCTTGATGCGATTGTCTGACGCTTGGTCTTCGAGTTGCTGCTTCTGAACAAACTTCTGTTGGTCGCCTTGCTGCTTGGCTTGCATCGCCTGAGCCTGCAGAGCGGCCTTCGAGTTCGCCTGTTGACGCTGCAACATATCCGCCGTCATCGGCTTGATGATGTCGTTCTTGTTCTTCCATTCGCTGGCTTCGAGCCACATCGAGATGATGGGCTTGAAATCAATGTACTCCTGATTGATCTCCGCCAGAGACTGCTGGATCTGCGGATTATCGAGAATCTGCGTGAGCATAACCATGGACTGAGCCATCGTACGTTTCGCAGCGAGTGAGGAGCCCGCGAGGACTTCATACTCGATCTGGGCATCGTGAAACTGCTGAATGGTGAATCTCTTCCCATCATCATCTGGCCGGGTAAGGAAGTCGTCTCCCATTTCTCGCCCAAGGATGTGATGGATTGCGGCATCCGACATAATGGTGAACGTTAACATGTCAATGATACCGATGAACGGCTTGAAAACCTGTTCGATGAAGTTATCGAGAGGGCCGTCTAATCGGGTTGCGGATGCCCCAGCCATAAGGTTTGCGCCTGTGGCGGAGCGTCCCATACCTGCACGGGGTCCAGCAGACGATCCTTGAACGAGCGTCTGATCTGCACCCGAGGAAGACTCAGTCGCGGCTTCGTTCTCCTTCATCGCACTCCAGATGTCTGAAGGTACCTTCGGAGATTCGAGCAACCTATAAGACTTCTCAGTGTCAGTCACGCTCAGGATCTTGCCGATACCAGTACGAATGGTTTGCGTCGGGGCGTTATCGTCCCTATCACGCAGATAGATAGGGTTCACTCCGTACGAGAGAATCTTCAGAATGGAGTTGATCGTGCCCTGGTCGACCCGTTGGTTTTGACCAACGATTAAACCGAGCCCCATCCCATAAAACGCTCTTGGCCGATTCCACCAGTTGCTCGACAAGAACGGAATCTTCTTGAACTCGTTCCCGCCCGTATAGATGACTTTCTCTTTGTTCAAGACGAGGATCTTGCGCCCGCAATCCCAATACTCCATGACTTCGAGTTTCGTGCGACGGGGGTCAGGGCTTGTCTGCGCGTTAACTTCTTCAGCGTGGAATACAACGCCACGCACTTGAGTCGTGAGGTCTAAATCCTGCAACTGCTGCCCTGGCTGACCATCCCACATCGCCGCTATCTGTCCGTCGGATGGGAATTTCCACCCGTCGATTACGACACCCTCTTCGCCGTCCGCTATCGCGCCCTTGATGTTGTTCTTCAACTCCATGAACTGATACCAATCCATGTAGCGAATGTCAATCACCCAACGTGCTTCGCGAATATCGGAGACTTCCAACTGCGGGTCGATGAGAACTCGGTTGAGAGGACGATGCTCGAAGAACGGCATCGGGATTATTCTGACCGTTCGCGTGATGTCAGGCGGAGCATCCGAAGGGATTGCTTCCGTACCCATGGTGCCATCAGCGTTCGGAACATCCACATGCGTCACAGTCGCAGACCGTTTGAAGGTCTCAATCTCTTTCCAGTCGTATCCCCACTTGAATATGCCTGTGCCAAGGTGGGCCATCTGCTCAAGGCCCCACTTCGTGTGGTTCTTGAACTTACACTCATCCAGAATGTACGAATACAGAGCCGTCTTAGCGTCTACGACTTTCTGGCTCGTACCGGGGCGAGGCCGAATCAACATCGGCGGGTCGGCGTAGAACAAACCCTTGTAGAGTTGCGGCACGACCGCGTTGCAGACTTTCGCAACGGTGAAACGCTGAACGTTCGGCTCCAACACGTAGGTATTCTCGTAAACCGTCATGGGACGCGGCGATTGAAACAGGATGTCAGCGTCCCGCCATAAAAGTGTCCACTGTCGATTCTGGATATACGCCTTCGCCAATTCGGCGGAGCGGCACACCAGAGTCAGTTCCTTATCGATAGGAAGATTGGCGTTCTTGTTGCTCAGGAAATCCTGAGGCAGCAAACTGCCATTCGGGTCGCCATCTTTGGTGACTTGCTCGACCATAAGTGCGTCTGCCATAGGTTCCTTCCTACCCCATCAAGTCCGCGAGAGGGTCGCAATAGTCTGCCCCAAGTCCCGCACCATTAGTTGCCTCACCCGCGTTATCGGGGAAGCTGTTGGCTAAATCCGCCATAAGGCCCGGATTCCGAACTTGGTTCTCATAAATCTGACGGTACAGAGCCGCCTGCTTCGGATCGGAATAGGTATCCTGAGCCGCACTTACCTTCGCTTCATTCTCCGCGAATGGGCCGAACTGATGAACGAGAATCGCCAGGGCATCCACGATATCGTCGTGTAAAGCTGCCGCTGTGCCGAACTTTGACAATTCGTCGTAGAGTTCATCCAGGTTCGGGCAAGAATTCAAGAAGAGGAGTTTGCATTGCCCGAGAGCGTTGAGCACGGGGCCCGCTTTCTCGGACTTCGAGTTCTTCTTATTGCCCTGACCGAGCGATATCCACTCAATCGGCACTCGAACTTTCAGCTTATCCATCTCACGATAGGCCTCACGACCCATCCACTTCACACCGACTGATTCCTCGATGCACATCCGCTTAGGTTTCCACTGGAGTGCCGTCGCTGCAATCAGTGCAGGCAGTTCAAATTCGTTGTAGCGACCGCGCTTCATGTCAATGATGTAGAAGCGCCCACCGTAGATCAACGCGGTGATGATAACGGTGTAGTCTGCCCACGACTTCGTAGAGTACGCGGTGTCCACACAAGTCACGATCATGCCCGTGCTGGGCAGCATCGCCGCTGGAACCGTCCGTCTAACCAGCAGTTCCCGAGGGAACTTGATGGCGTGCAACTGGGTCGGATCATTAAGGTACTTGATCGCAAACCACGGATCATTCTTCTTTTTATGTTGTAAAAACTTGTACGTCAGGGCGTGTTCGTTTCCTGGCTCATTAAACCAGTAGTCGTAATCACACTCGGTCATCTCGGCGTCCACTTTGCCGATTGCACGAGCGGCGGCATTCTGCCACCACGCTGGACGGATGTAAACCTTCATCGGGAACTGTTCGGCAGCCCCACCCTCCTCGATGAACTTCTTGAGGTTGATGATGTCCTGTCCGTAAGTATCCTGGGAGTCGTACCACGTTCCGATCTTGTCGTAGAATCCAAACGGGTGCAACATAGCTTGGTTGATGCTGACTTGCTTGTTGATGTTGATGATGCGGTCAACCGTCTGCGAGTTCTCATTGGTGACCACATCGTCAAGTTTCATAATACAGACGTGCCATCCAGCCAAGTTCTGCTCGATAGACGCCGCAAATACCGTACATTCCTTCTCGACCATCGAGACGGCGGGCGTCTGGTATTCATAGCCCTTACCATCATCCTTCTCGATACAATGCTCGGGAAAGAGAATCTGGAACATGCTCTCG